TCAAAGACGCTCGGCCATCCGGAAGCTCCGCGACCACGCTGCCGGGCTGTCGCGTGTCGCTACCGCGTCCTCGCTGGGCGCGGCAGCGCCACCCCACACCGCCCGGGCATTCATCTCGGCCTGCGCCAAACCCACATCCGGCACCCACAGCGCCTCGGCAGCGGCACCCAGCGCCCGCAGCATGCGGCGGTGTTCGCCGCGGACCTCGGCGCTGGACAACAGCGGCAGGGTGAACCGGACCACGCGCGGGTTGGCGAGCGCCGGGACCGGGAATTCCGCGCCAGTGAGGGCATTGCGGTCTCGGCGGTCCAGCATTTCGCGCCCTTCCTGCAGGCCGTAGGCGGGTCCGTGCGCGACGCGCCAGAGCGGGCCGGCGACGAGGCGGCCGATGTCCACCACGTCCATGCCGGGTGCGGTCACGTCCACCTGGAGATAGCGCCCCGTGGCCGCGTCCGAGCGGAGCAGCACGACATTGCCGGCCGCAGCGTCGCCCGTCTGCGCCAACAGCACACCACTGTCGTGCGCGAGCAGTGCCGGCACCAGGCTGGAGCCGGTCAGCGCCAGCGCGGTGCACTGGGCATCGGACAGCCGCTTGGTCCAGAAGGCGACGTGGCGGACGTGCATGATGCCGGTGGCGGCGCCGTAAGGCGGTCCGCCCCAGGGGGAACCGCCGAAATAGAGCCCGTCATTGGTAGCGGGATAGGTCACCGAGGTGATGTGGCGGGAGAGGACGCCGTCAAGGCCGGCGGAGGACGCACCGGCGCCGTCCATGGCGAGCACGATGCGCCCGCCGGTGCCCGGCGGGTAGGTCACGGTGCCGCCGACGATGGAACCGCCGCCGACGTCGTCGTTGAGGGTGGTGAGACCGGCGGTGGTGTCGCCCGGGCTGCGGACGAAGTAGGGCGCCTTGGGGAAGCCCCAGACGCCATCGGTGCGGCCGAGGCCGAGCGGCAGGGTGGTGCCGGTTCTGGCTTCGGTGCCGCTGTCGACCAGGAAGGTGAAGGGCAGCGCCGCCGGCGACGGCAGGCGGATGACGGCGCAGTCCGACGCGCGGGTGGTCACCGCGGGGGCGCCGGGGGCCGGCAGGATCACTGAGGACGGCGTTGCACCCTTCTCCATCTGCGGCGCGCCGACCCGGATGGTGAGGTCGACGGCGCCGGTGAAGTCGAGGCGGAGCGATCCCTTCACGGCCGAAACACCGGTGCCGGCGGTGGCGGGGGCGCTGGCCCAGCGCTGGGTGGCGAGCGCGGCGGCGGTCGGGGTGACGGCGCCCTGGGAGTTGGTGCCGCCGCCAGAGTAATAGACTCGGGTGGTGAAGCCGGTGACGTTGGTGAGGCTGCCGGCGACCAGCCGGATGAAGGCGCTGGTGATCCAGACATCGCCGGGGGCGGCGGTGAACCAGTTCTCGCAGTCCAGGCCGATATTGCCAGTGGCGGTGCCGCTGAAGCGGAGGTCACAGTACGGGATGCCGGATTCCGTGCCGGTGCCGACGACCGTGACGGTGATGCCGGCCAAGGTGCCGGCGCTCCAATAGGTCGGCGCCGCGCCGCCGGAGCCGATGACGCCGGCGGTGGCGCCCTCGGCGCGCGGGTTGCGGACGTAGTTGGCGCGGCTTTCTTCCAGCAGCAGGCCGCGGGGCTGGCGGGTGGCCGGGTCCCAATCGAAGCGGGGCATGTCGGTGCCGGATTGCACCAGCTGGCCGGTGGCGTCGAAGCACCAGGCGGAGCCGGCGCGGGCGAACACCCAACCGGGTGGCGGCACGAAGGGAACGGCGGTGAAGTCGGCATCCACCGCGCGCGGTTCTTCCACCAGCGCCTCGGCCGGGCCGACCCGCCAGCGCACGGTGGCGGTGTCCGGCAGGGTGGTGGAGATGAGTGCGAGGGCCTCGACCGGGGTGTCGGTGCCGAAGTCGACCAGGACGCCGGCAGTACCGCCGAGCCAGCGGGCGCGCAGGCGTGGCTGCGGGTCGAGCAGGTTGGAGACCGGCAGCGATGCCACTGGCGTCCCGGCGGCGGAAGTGAGCGCGATGGAGGTGCGGACGCGGTCGTCCCAGAGGAAGGCTCCGGCCATGGTCAGGGCTCCGGCAGGGTGGACAGTGTAATGGTGAGGCGGCGGGCGCCGAGGGCTTCGCGCCAGGCGACCACGCCCCGCACGCCGCGGTCGAGACCGTAGGCGGGATAGGTGACGCGGCCGATGTCGCCGCATTCGATCTGGCCGAGGTAGCGGTCGGTCTGGATTTCGAACAGGCGGGGTCCGGCCTCGACCCAGCGGCGCCATTTGTCGGCGCGGGCCAGGGCGTCGGCTTCGGTGGCGTAGAGGCCGGCCAGCCGCAGGTCGCGCTGCTGGGCGACGCGGCTGGTGACCAGGGCGCTCTCGGCGCGGGCCGGACCGGAGGCGGTGCCGGCAAGGCGCTGGCGCTCGGTGCCGTCGACGCTGCCGGCCAGGTCGGAGAGCGGCGTCCAGTTGCGCTGCCACTCGACCGCGACGGCGCGCGGCAGCGGGCGGAGGCCCACCGGCAGGGCGAGCGGTTGCAGGTCGATGATCCAGGGCGCTGGGAGGTCGAACTGCGGCAGATCGTCGGCGAGCGGGTCGAACAGGCGCAGCAGGCCGGCACGGCCGCCGGCGAGCACGGCGCCGCAGCTGGCCAGGATGTCCTGGGCGGCGTCGGCGGTGCTGATCTCGTCGGGGCCGCGGAACCAGCCGATCTCGCCGGCGAGGTCGACCTGGGCGAAGGACCAGGCATCGGTTTGCAAATCGGTGTCGGAGAGCTGCGGCCCGAGCGCCTGCACGAGCCGCCGCAGCACGTCGGGGATGGCGTTGGCGTAGCCGCCGGTGCTGTCGCCGCGGACATCGGCGGTGACGGTGCCGTCCGGGGTGCTGCCGAGTTGGAACACGCCGAGCGTCGGCCAGTCGCGGTATTGCCCGACCGTGGGCGCCGTGCCGACCTTGGCATCAGCCAGCGGGCCGTCGAGAACCACCGCGGCGAAATCATGCACAAGACTGGAGCGAAGTCGCTGCCGGCATTGGCGTGTCTGGCGGTTTTCGCCGTACGGCCGGAGGGTAAGCCGAAGCCCGGCTGAGTAATGTCCGATTCTGGCGCAGCAACGCCGCCGACCGGTAGTCTGCGCCAGAACCGGTAGTCTGCGCCAGACTCGCCGGTGAATACATCCGGCCGCCGCAAGGCGACGAGGATCGCGTCGATACCGATCCGTCCACAGCACAAATTAACTGAACGCCGGGCGCCGGTCGCATGCATCGCGCGTGCCCGAACCTATGCCGACGGGCGCCGGCTTCCGATGGAGACCAATATGCGAACGGCATTGGTCGCGCTGACGCTGATACTTGTCCTCGGCGGATGCGTCTACGACCCCGGTGGCGGTTACGGCAACCGCGGCCGCGGCTACGGGTATGGCGGCGGCGAGCACAACAATTACGAGCAGGGCCAGCAGCAACACGGACACGACGGCGGCTGGGCCCGTTGACGCGGCGGATATCCGCCACCGGCTGCCCGTCTTCGATACCCAGTTGAGCGAATCATTCCAACCACCTGATGGGCCACGGAACCGCCTGCTCCCTCCGCGATAGGACCGAATTCCCCTTCATCACGCCGCCTGTGTTCCTTATACGTTCTCTCCGTCGCACGGAGAGGACATGCAGACCGCCCCCCACAACCCGGCCCTGGACGCGCTGCGCGAGAAGATCGCCCGGATGGAGCGCCGGCTGCCCGGTGGGTTCGAGGCCCCTTCCATGGCCTTCGGCATCGCCGCGATCGACGGGGCGCTGCCCGGTGGCGGGCTGGCACGCGGCGCCCTGCACGAGGTCGCCGGCAGCGGCGCCCAGGGTGAGCACGCCACCGCCGCCGCCCTGTTGGTGGCCTTTCTGCTCGCCCGCGCCCACGGCCCGGTGCTGTGGGTGCTGGAACGGCGGGACCTGTTCGCCCCGGCGCTGGCCGCCGCCGGGCTGGGGCCGGAGCGGGTGGTCTATGTCGAGGCCGGCCGCCCGGTATCGGTGCTGCTGGTCATGGAGGAGGCGCTGCGCCAGCGCGGCCTGGCCGGCGTGGCCGGGGAACTCAGCGGCCGCCTGACGCTGACCGCCTCCCGCCGCCTGCAACTGGCCGCCGAGGCGTCCGGCGTGCCCGCCATCGCGCTGCGCCGCAGCCGCCGCTTCGACGACCCGGCACTGGCCGAACCCACCGCCGCGGTCACGCGCTGGCGGGTCATCGCCCTGCCCTCCGCCCCGCCGCTGCCGCAGGCGCCGGACACGCCCGGCCTGGGCCGGCCGCGCTGGCGCCTGGACCTCACGCGCTGTCGCGGCGGCGCACCGCATGGCTGGATCGTGGAGGCGTTCGATGCGACGGGTGGTCTCGCTCTGGTTGCCGACCTGGGCCACGGACCGGCGGCGCCGGAGGCCGCAACCGGACGCACCGCCGCCTGATGCGCCACTGGTGACGGTCGTGAGCGACGGGCGGCGGATGACGCTCGCCGCCGTGGATGCCGCCGCCAGCCGCCTCGGCCTGCGTCCCGGCCAGCCACTCGCCCAGGCCCGCGCCCTGGTGCCCGGCCTGGCGGTCGTGCCGGCCGATCCCGAGGGCGACGCCGCCGCCCTGGCGCGGCTGGCCACCTGGTGCCTGCGCTACACCCCGCTGACCGCCGCCGACCCGCCGGACGGGGTGTGGCTGGACATCACCGGCTGCGCGCATCTGCACGGCGGCGAGACGGCGTTGCTGACCGACCTGCTGCACCTTCTGGGCCGCGGCGGGACGCGCGGGCGGGCGGCGGCGGCCGATACGACCGGCGCCGCCCATGCGCTGGCCCGCCACGGTCCGCACGCCATCGGCATCGTTCCGTCCGGCGCCACCGCCGGGGCGCTGGCGGCGCTGCCGGTGGGCGCCCTGCGCCTGCCGGCGGAAACCGTGGAGCGGCTGCACCGGCTTGGCGTCGAGCGCATCGGCCAGCTTGCCGGTCTGCCGCGGGCGCCGCTGGTCCGCCGCTTCGGCACCGAAATCGTCCAACGTCTCGACCAGGCGCTCGGCCGGGTCGCCGAACCGATCCGCCCGGTGCTGCCCGACGAGGCGCTCGCCCGCCGCCAGGGTTTCGTCGAGCCGCTGCTGACCGCCGACGCCTTCGGCCAGGCGATCGATGCCCTGCTCGATGCGGTCTGCGCCGCGCTGGCGGCGGCTGGACAGGGCGCCCGCCGGCTCGACCTGCTGTTCGAGCGGGTGGACGGCACGGTGCAGGCGGTGCGCATCGGCACCGCCGCGCCCTGCCGCGAGCCCGGCCACCTCGCCCGCCTGCTCAAGGAGCGGCTGGAAACGGTGGACCCCGGGCTGGGCGTCGAGGCGATGCAGCTGGTGGTAGCGCTGGCCGAACCCCTCGGCGCCCGACAGCTGCGCGCCGCCCTGGCCGGCGCGGAGGAAAAACCCGACCTGGGCGCGCTGGTGGACCGCATCGCGAACCGGCTCGGTCCCGGCCGTATCTACCGCGCCGCGCCGGTGGAGAGCGACGTGCCGGAGCGCTCGGTGGCGGTGGTGCCGGCGCTCGCTCCGGCCGTCCCGGCGTCCTGGCCGGCGCTGCTGCCCCGGCCGGTGCGCCTGCTCGATCCGCCGCAGGAGGTGGAGGCGCTGGCGCTGCTGCCCGACCAGCCGCCGGTGGCCTTTATCTGGCGGCGCCGGCGCCACCGGGTGCGCCGCGCCGACGGACCCGAACGTATCTTCGGCGAGTGGTGGCGCCGCGCCGCCGAGGAGGAAGCGGTGCGCGATTATTTCGCCGTCGAGGACGAGGACGGGCGCCGATTCTGGCTGTTCCGCCGCGGCGACGGCACCGACCCCGCCAGCGGCGATTTGCGCTGGTTCCTGCACGGCCTGTTCTGAGGAGGCAGACAATGGACGACACCCTGCGCCCCGCCACCGCCGAGGAGATCGCCGAGAGCCTGTGTTTCGCCCTGCGCTATGACGGCCGCAAGCGGGTGCATCACGCCGACGAGGCGATGGCGCGCATCACCGCCGCGCGGCTGGTGTCGCATCTGGAGCGCAGCGGTTTCGTGCTGATGAAGCGCCCGGCGGCGGCGGCGCCCACCACCAGCCAGCACGGCCAGCCGTGACCGGCTACGCCGAACTTCAGGTCACATCGAACTACGCGTTCCTGCGCGGCGCCTCGCATGTCGAGGAGTTGTTTGCCCAGGCGGCGCGGCTCGGCCTGCCGGCGCTGGGCATCGTGGACCGCGGCTCGTTTGCCGGCATCGTGCGGGCGCACCGCTGCGCCGGGGAGACCGGGGTGCGGCTGGTGGTGGGCTGCCGCCTCGATCTGGACGACGGCACCGCGCTGCTGGCCTACCCGACCGACCGGCCGGCCTATGCGCTGCTGTGCCGGCTGCTGACGCTGGGAAAACGCCGGGCCGGAAAGGGCGGGTGCAGCCTGGGCTGGGCCGATCTGGCGGCCCATGCCGGGGGCGTGCTGGCGGTGCTGCTGCCCGACCAGCCCGGCCCGGCGCTGGCCGGCCTGCTGGCGCGGTTGCGCGCGGTGTTCGGCGACCGCGCCTACCTGGCGCTGACCCTGCGCCGCCAGCCCGGCGATGCGGTGCGGCTGGCACGGCTGGCCGAACTGGCGGCGAGTGCGCTTGTGCCGGTGGTCGCCACCGGCGACGTGCTGTACCATGTGCCGCGGCGGCGCATCCTGCAGGACGTGGTCACCTGCATCCGCGAGGGATGCACCATCGATGCGGCCGGGTTCCGCCGCACCCGTTTCGCCGACCGCCACCTGAAATCGCCGGCCGAAATGACACGGCTGTTCGCCCGCCATCCCGGGGCGGTGGAACGCGCGCTGGAGATCGCGGCGCGCTGCCGGTTCGACCTGAAGGAACTGCGCTACCAATACCCGACCGAAGTGGACGACCCCGCCGACACGCCGCAGACAGCGCTCGAACGGCTGGTCTGGCAGGGCGCGCCCGGCCGCTACCCCGAGGGGATGCCGGAGGCGGTGGAGCGGCAACTCCACCACGAATTGCGCCTGATCGCCGAGCTGGACTACGCGCCCTATTTCCTCACCGTGCGCAACATCGTCGCCTATGCGCGCGGCAAGAACATTCTCTGCCAAGGGCGCGGCTCGGCGGCCAATTCGGCGGTCTGCTACGTGCTCGGCATCACCAGCATCGACCCGGTGCGCAGCGGTCTGCTGTTCGAGCGTTTCGTCTCGGCCGCGCGCAAGGAGCCGCCCGACATCGACGTGGATTTCGAGCACGAGCGGCGCGAGGAGGTGATCCAGTGGGTCTACGGCCATTACGGCCGCGACCGCGCCGCGCTGTGCGCCACCGTCCATCGCTACCGCGCCCGCGGGGCGGTGCGCGAGGTGGGCCGGGCAATGGGACTGCCCGAGGACGTCACCGGCGCGCTGGCGGCCCAGGTTTCCGGCTGGGACGCCGAGGGGGTCCGGGAAGAACATGCCGCCGAGCTCAACCTGAACACCGAAGACCGGCGGCTGCGCCTGACGCTGCACCTGGCGCGTGAACTGATCGGTTTTCCTCGCCACCTTGGCCAGCATCCCGGCGGCTTCGTGCTGACCAGCGACCGGCTCGACGAACTGGTGCCGGTCGAGCCGGCGACCATGGCCGACCGCCAGGTGATCGAGTGGGACAAGGACGACATCGACGCGCTGCGCTTCATGAAGGTCGATGTGCTCGGCCTGGGCATGCTGGGCTGCCTGCGACGCGCCTTCGACCTGCTGGAGGACCATCGCGGGCAACGGCTGGACATCGCCACGATTCCGCCGGAGGACCCGGCCACCTACGCAATGATCCGCCGGGCCGACACGCTGGGCACGTTCCAGATCGAGAGCCGGGCGCAGATGGCGATGCTGCCGCGTCTGCAGCCGCGCACCTTCTACGATCTGGTAATCGAGGTGGCAATCGTCCGCCCCGGGCCGATCCAGGGTGACATGGTGCATCCCTATCTGCGCCGGCGCGAGAAGCTCGACCCGGTGGACTACCCGTCGCCCGACCTGAAGCGGGTGCTCGGAAAAACGCTCGGCGTGCCGCTGTTCCAGGAGCAGGCGATGCAGGTGGCGATCGTCTGCGCCGGGTTTTCCCCCACCGAGGCCGACCAGTTGCGGCGATCCATGGCGACGTTCAAGGTCACCGGCGGGGTCAGCCATTTCAAGCAAAATCTGGTCGAGGGGATGGTGGCGCGCGGCTACACCCGCGACTTCGCCGAGCGCACCTTCCGCCAGATCGAAGGATTCGGCAGCTACGGCTTTCCGGAAAGCCACGCCGCTTCGTTCGCGCTGATCGCCTATGCCTCGGCCTGGCTGAAATGCCATCACCCCGACATCTTCTGCGCCGCCCTGCTGAACGCGCAGCCGATGGGGTTCTACGCGCCGGCGCAGATCGTGCGCGACGCGCGCGAACACGGGGTGGAGGTGCGGCCGGTCTGCGTGAACGCCTCGCGCTGGGACTGCACGTTGGAGCCGTCGGCGGGCCGCACCCTGGCGTTACGGCTCGGCCTGCGCGTGGTGCGGGGACTGGCCAATGAGCATGCCGCGGCGATCGTGGCGCATCGCGCCGATGCCCCCTACGACGGCATCGAGGCGTTGTGGCGCCGCGCCGGCGTGCCCGTTGTGGTATTGGAACGGCTGGCCGAGGCGGATGCGTTCGGCGCCATCGGGCTGAACCGGCGGCAGGCGCTGTGGGCGATCAGCGGCCTGGCCGATACGGTGCTGCCGCTGTTCGTCGCCGCCGACCGCGGGCGCACGCCGGCACCGGAAATCATCGAGCCGCCGGTGGCGCTGGTGCCGATGACCGATGGCGGTGAGGTGGTGGAGGATTACCGCGCGGTGGGGCTCAGCCTGCGGCGTCACCCGGTCGCATTCCTGCGCGCGGAACTGCGGTCGCGGCGGATGATCGCCTGCGCCGACCTGCCGGATGCGCGCGACGGGCGGCGGGTGGCGGTGCCCGGCATCGTGCTGGTGCGCCAGCGCCCCGGCAGCGCGAAAGGGGTGACGTTCGTCACCATCGAGGACGAGACCGGGGTGGCCAACCTGGTGATCTGGCCTGCCGTGTTCGAGCGGCAGCGGCCCGCTATCCTCGGTGCGGCGATGATCGCCTGCCACGGCCGGGTGCAGCGCGAAGGCGCGGTGATCCATGTCATCGCCGACCGGCTGGACGATCTTTCCGACCTGCTGCAGAGCGTCAGCACGCGGACGGCGCCGCTTCCGCTCCCCGCCGGGCGCGGCGACGAGGTTAAGGGCGATGGCGGGCCGGACCCGCTTGTCACCGGCGAATGCCGGCCGCGCGACGTTCTTGTCCCCACGCTGCCGACCACTCCCGGAATCCGCGTGCCCACGCGGGATTTTCGCTGAGCCGGCTTCACTTGGCGCGGCATGACGGTGCGTGATGCCTTCACCACCACCGCCCCGCCGCGCCCGCGAAGCCGTCCCGCTGCGTCAGGTCCCCGGATTGAACCACGCGCCGCGCCAGTCGACGGCACCCACGCCGAAGTCGAAGACGACGCTGATCTCGACACCATCAACGCCCTGCACCGGGCCAGTGGTGACGCGCGGCTGTGTGGCGCCGTCGAGATGACCGTAGACGTAGACGGGCGCCGTTTCAGGATCGGCGAACACGTACCAGCGGTTTGCCGGGATCAGCGGCTCGACGACCGGGTCGATCAGGCCGGCAAAGATGTTCTCGCGGCCAATCTGGTCGGCGTCCACCACAACGGTCAACTGGCGTGCCGGCAGTTCGAGGTTTGGCCCGACCAGCAGGCGCATGCGGTCGCCGATGGTGATGGGCATGCCATCCAAGCTGCGCTGCTGCATGATCGCCGCACGGCCTGCGGCCAGCGACGAGAGATCGAGCGCCGAGCCGGTGGCAGCCTTGTTGGCGCGGCTCGCACCCATGGCGAACACCGGTGCGTTGCCGGTGGCGAGTGTCGGCCCGTCGCCGGTGGCGGTGTTCAGCAGGGCGTAGGCGGTGGCGTTTTCGAAGTCGGCGATCCGCCGGCCGATCATGGCCGCGAAGTCCGTGAACGCACCGAGGTCATCGTTGACCAGCATCTGCCGTGTCACCCGCACACGGCGCGCGAAGGTCGAGAGCAGAATGCTCTCGCGGCTTTCGCTGATGGTGCCGACCTGGATTTCGCCGCCTTCGCGCAGCAGGGCGAGCGCCGGGAAGTCACCGAGGCGTAGATGGTGGTGCGGGCGGAAGTCCCGGAAGTCACGCCGGCGGAACACCGTGCGGTAGGTTGGTTCCGCCGGCGCGTAGCCGGCGAGCAGCATCTTGTTCGCCGCGGCTGCCAGCAGCGCGGGGAAGTCGGCGGTCGTGGTTAGCGCGCGTTCGGCGATGACCAGCGGATCGCGCGATGGGATCGGCTCGCCGCGCAGCTTGAGCAACGCCTCGGCCATCTGGATCGGACGCAGGCCGAGGAACTCGACATGGCGCGGCGATGCCGGCGCGTAGCCATGCATGCCGCGCACGGCGATTGCGTCGGCCATGGCGTCACGGATGACCGCCGGGTCGTTCGGGTCCGGCTCAGAAGGCCGGGCGGGCGGCATCTGATGGACCAGGTCGGCGCCATCGCCGGTGGCAACCGACCACAAAGCCTCACGGAGCCGGTCGGGGGACCAGCCATCGGCAAAGGCGCGCTGCTGCAACCGATCGAGAATGCCGACTGGCAGGAAGCCGCGGCTGCGGGTCGTCACCTCGGTGATGGCGGCGACGCGGGCACGCTCGGCCTGGACCGGGTTGGCAACGCCGGCCGGAATGTTGGTGTCTGGCATGGGATGTTCCATGGAGGGTTGAAACGCACTGCGCCGGCATCCCCTCCTGGCGATGCCGGCGCAGGTGTTGGTCTGATGGTGCGGATGTGGGTCAGGCGTGGATTCTGTAGACGGAATAAGAACCTTTGGCGCCTTCGCGATTGGGGCCGACCATGCGGACCCTCTCCAGAGTCTCGATACGGATGCCTTTCTTCTTCAGGCCGGCCAGGAAACCGCGGACCGTGTTGTGGTTCCATCCGGTGGCCTCAGCGATCTGCGGGCCGCTGGCGCCGTCGGCGCGGCGCAGCATGGCGAGGACCTGCTCCTGCTTGGTGCCCAGGCGCGGCGCCCGCTCGGTGCGCGGCGCCGGCGTCGCCAGGGTGGCGTCAAGCCGGGCGATGGCGGGGTTCATGGCTTCGGCAATTGCCACCGCGTCCAGGCTGGTGATGCCGCGCCATGCGTCGAGCACCGCCTGTGCGGCGTGGCGCAGGGTGTCGCGCCCGTTGGCCCCGGCGGGCGCCACCGGCGCGGCCTCAAGGGCGTCGGCGACAGCCGCGGCTTCCTGTGCCACCGCGTCGGGCGAAGCCGTGTGTGGCGCCGTGGGCGCGTCCGTGGGCGGCTCGGCGCCGATGGCGTGGAAACCAGCGTCGGTGATGCGGAGCGTGGTCAGTAGCATGCCGTCGTCCTGCTCGGTGACGGGCGCGGCGCGGTAGGACCCGGCGGTCTCTGCCAGCAGGTCCTGCTTGAGCAGGCTGTCGATCACCTTGTTGCGGGCGGCGCTCGGCAGCTTCTTGTGAAAGGAGACGAGGCGCTCCGGGTGCTCTGCGGCGCGGGTCAGCACGATCCGAGCGGTGTCGGAACGCTTCGTGACGGTATCGGTCATCTTCGGGACTCCGTGAAGCGGCACCCGACCATCGGGCGCCTGCTACCACCCCAAGCCCCGCCGGGCGCACCCGGGCGGGACAGTGCGCGGAAAGCGTCGTGTCAGGCAGCGAATTCGCCCCGGCGGAAGTAGGCGTCCGTGATCTCGCGGAGCAGTTGGTTGCGGCGTTCCAGGTCTGCGGCTTCGCACCAGAGGACCCCCTCGGGGTCGGCGCCGAAATGGTCGACGCTCATCTGCTGAAGCTCGGCGACCATCCGGTCGAATTCGGCTTTGCGGGCCAGGAAGAGGCTCAGGCTCTGCTGCTGGTTGGCTTCGCGCTTCGTCATGGTGCTCTCCATCGCGTCCTTGCGTGATGGACCATTCGCGCTGCGGCGCGGCGGAGCCAACCGGTGAGAGCGATCGGATTGTTGCGTTCTTGGCGCCGGTTCGATCACATCATGATCGCGTGCCCTGGTCCGCCGGGTCAGCATCGGTGTCCGGCGGGTCCAGGCGATTGGCTGTCTCCGCCAGCAACGCCTCGATGCGCGTCTGCAGCAACGTCTGCACGGTGTGCGGATCAGCGCCGAGTTCGGCGGCGATCAGGCCGGCAACCCGGGCTGGCCAGTTGAGCAGCGTGTCGCGCATGGCGCCGGCGATCTCGTCGATCCTGGCATCGACCACTGTGATGTCCATCAGCCGCCCCTTGTCCTCGTCCAGCGCCAGCCGCTGTGCCTCCACGTGCAGGGCGAGGGAGGCCAGCTTCAGCCGCCCGAGCGGCGATTCTTGCTGCGCCGGGGCCAGCGGCGAGCGCACGGGATCGGCGGTTTCGATCAGCCGCCGCCGCGTCTTCTCGACATCCCAGCTACCGTCCGGCTCGCGCGGTATGCGTCCGGCCGCCTCTGCTTTCTGGATTGCCGTGTGCGACAGCCCGACGCGCCGGGCCAGTTCACGCCCGGAGGTGATGTGCTCGGACATGGCGACGCGCCTCTCCCGAGCGCCGGTGGCGCGCATGCTGCCTGCCGGGTGCGAACCGGCAACCCGGCAACCTCGATTTTCTCCTGGCGCTAGCGCGGTGCTGCGCTGCCGCTCCCCGCATACAATATCGCCAGGAAGGACCCTAAATCAGAAAAGACCAAGCGATGCGAAGACTTCAGTCTTTACTTTTTCTTGTCTGTCACATTGGTTTTGGGCCGTTGCGACTCCCGCGGGGCAGGCGGCTCCGAACCCACCACTTCAACGTGGGTAAATTTTACAGACATCGATTCGCACTCGTCAATCACCTACCTGCGCTTTGGCGCAGCGGTGGCGCATGTCGTCCAGGCCGCCGTTCGCCGTCGTGAACCTCCTCCCCATGCCGCGCGACGGCATCTGGTGGCGGGCGCCGTTCCATGCTGTGCCGTGTCCGGACGAGCGTGCCTTCGCAACGCCGATGCGCGGACCATCTTGGCGGACGGCTCGATCTGCCCGCCCTGTCTGAGCGGCCCCACAGCGTGCCATTCGTCAGCCCGCCGTCGCGTGGCTCGATCCACTCCGTGCACCGGCCTGTAGCCTCACCACGGGCCGTTTGCGGGCATGGTTTGTCGGGGTGATGGCTCAGCAGGCTCCGGGGAACTACGGCGACCGAATCGCACCGATGCCCAATCCAGAGAGCCGTGCCGGCATCCCATCCCGGCCGTGCGCCGTCCGCCCCGGCTACAACGGGAGGAGTGGGACATTCTGCTATTATGGATATCTCCTATAATAGCGAGATGTCCCACTCCTCCTCATGTAGCGCAGCCGCGCCTGCCGGCATTGGTCAGCCTGGCGCGCACTGCGCCGGCACCTGCGTCGGAGGCGCTACGACCAGCGCCGGAGGCGTGCCCCGCCGTGCCCGCGATCCCCGGTCGTAATGCAGCACCAGCGCGCCGAGCGTGCCGACCAGGATGCCCTGGCCGTGCGCCGGCAGGATCGGCGTGCCGTTCCAGCCATGGCGCATCGACCACTCGCGGATCGAGTGCTCCAACCCGACCACGTGCCACAGGCACGAGCCGCCGGGGCTGGTCATGCCGCCGACCGCCGCGATGGCGTCCGCGATCTGCTGCCGCGCGCCGACGTTGCGCTCGGTCAGCGTGGCTCCATGCCCGCGCGGCATGCGGATCAGCGGCATGGTGCGCATGCCGTCCAGCGCCGCGGCGCGGAACTGTGCGCGGAACTTCGCTGCGGCATCATGCATCTCGTCCGAGATCGCGCCGTTGCTCAGCAGCATGCCGAGCGTGTCCACGGTGCGGCGCTGCTGCACGCGGGCGCCCGTCTCCGGGTCGGCGGCGTGCTCCGGCGCGGCGATGCCGCCATGCTGGAGACGCCACTTCGAGGGCTTGGACAAGTCCTCGCGCGCAGTGCCGGCACGCTTGCGACGGTTGGTCATAGTGCAGTTCCCCTCAGTTTGGACGGTTATCGGTCGTGTTCGTGACGGTTGGTGTCGGGCGATTTCGCTTGCGGCGTTCCCAGTCCTCACGCTGGTCGATGCGCGATTCGCCGGTGAGGCAGTCGATGTGTTTGCCGTCACCGTGCCGCGCCCAGGCGATCAGCGCGTTGGCAAGCCGGTCGATACGGTCGTTCTGCCGCATCGCCACGCGAGTGCGGAGGAACGGCTCGACATGCGCGGAATGGAACGGCAGCCAGTCGGCAGGGTCGGGAATCCAGACCTCAGCGTGGCAGCACTCGCCTGCCATCATGTCCACGAAATAGCCGCCAAGCGGTGTGCGGTAGGCGCTGACCTCCGCGTCCGTCCAGATGTCGTCGCCAATGCGGGTGTGAGCAATGCAGGCGCCGAGCACGCCGTCGAGCGCAACGTCCCAATCGCCGCCTGCATCGGCCGTTTGGTGCAGCAACGACATCCATGGCGGGCACGGCTCGCTGGTGAAAATACCGGCGCGATAGACAGTGATGGTCTCGCCCATCTGTGGTTCTCCTGGGTCGGAATGGATTGCTGCATGAGCAGTGGCGCGCGTGCGAAACGCGATCAGTGGTCCGGTCAGGGCGCGATGCGGTCGCCCCGTCTTCGTGTGTCGAACGGGGAGGTTCCGGCGAAACCGTCCATGTGCGGGCCAACGCCGTGGCGGGCCTGGGCGACCAGCACGTTGCTGATTCGGTGCAGCCGGTCGGTGAGCGCCACGGTGGCGTGCGCCTGCAGGAACGGTCCGATGAAGGCGACGTGGAACGCCAGCCAGTCCTCGCGACGTGGGACGAGGATGGTTTCGGTCCGGCAGCCGGCCACGCGGAACACCACGTAATGGGCACCGTCTGGAAGCGGCCAATACGAGACGCCTGCCTCGGACGGGTGGCTATGGCTGATCTCGATATCTTCGCCCTCGGTGCCGAGTTCCCGGATGATTGCATCGGCCCAGGGCAGGCGCGGCGGCGTCGGCTGCAGCCTTGCCCTGGTCAGCCATGCCGGCTCGCGCTCAGCCGTGAAATGGCCGGCGCGATAGACGGTGATCTTTTCAGTCATATGGTTCCCCTTGTTCGGCAGTGGCGCGCCGCGTCTGCGGCGCCGGTCAGGCCGCGGCCGTGGTTGGCCTGGCCGCTTCAAGTCGTGCCGACAGCGCGGCGAGACGGCCGCGGTTGGCGGTGATGCGTTGCTGCATGGCGACACCAAGCCGCGTGCCCAGGTTTGTGAGCCGATCGCGGTCGTTGGCGGCGCGCTGCCGGATCATGGCGTTGAGGCTTGCGCGGAGCCGGGCGCGCGCCTCGGCCAGATCGGTCGTCGCATGAGGCGCGGCGACCAGTACGTCGCCGCCGGTGATCTCGAAATGCGCGAGCGGACCGAGCCGCGCTTCCAGCCAGGCGCGCGGGTCGGAGATCAGCGCGAGGTCGAACCGTGCCTCGCGATCCTTCTGCCCCGCCCCGGATGGCCGATATGTGACAACCGCCGAGGAGGGGGTCAAATCGCTATTATGGGTATCTCTATAATGGCAGTTTGTCCCCCTCCTCTGGTTCTGCTTCTTGGCTGCGTCCCGCGTCGCCCAAAGTTCGGGGAAAGCCTTGGCCATGTCTGCGGCGTTCTCCAGCACCACGCCCGCGGCGAGCATCGCGTCGTGCCTCGTCGGGCGGATGTCGTCCCATTGCAGCACCTCGTGCACCGTGACTGGCAGCGCGACATCTGTGAGCAGGTCGACTTCCAGCGGGGTGTGGGCGGTGCGGTTGACACCGCGGCCGCGACCGATCGCCTGGATCAGTTCGCCCTCGCAGATCGTCCAGCGCACGGCCTCGGCGGTCGGGTCGGCATGCGCCTCACCGGAAACCGGGTGAACCCCATCATCGGCCAGGCCGATGCGCCGCTCGACGCAGCCATACCACCACGAGACCGCGCCGCGGCTTTCCAAGGGCGGCCGGTTGGTCACTGCCGCCGCGATCGTCTCCACCGTCGCCGGCGTGGGCAGGGTGCGGCCGAGGATCATCAGCCCCGCCACGTCGCGCCAGCGGTCGATACCGCTCAGCGCATTGAAGTGCACGGCCTCGGCGTTGCGTGGCAGGCCGATGGTGCGCAGCGCATCCACCGCCGCCTTCTGCGCGATGACCAGCAGGTCCGGCCGCGCTGCGCTGCGTCCCCGCAGGTCCATGGCGCGCAGCGCAATCAGCGTCGCCAGGTCCCGCAGATGTCCGGCCGCTGCGTCGCGCTCGCGTGCAGCAGCCTCAGGAAGCGGCGTCAGTGCCTTCGCACTGGTTGGGGCACCGAGTATCTGCCGCACCCGCACATGCGGCTCCATGGCCATCAGGGACTCCGCAAAAGCCATGTCCGGCACGAAGGGGATGACGAGTTCGGGCCGCATCGTCGCATCGAGGTGAAGGATCGGTCCCTCGGAGCCCCAGCCCTGCCGCAGTTCGACGCGCCAGGCGAGGCGGAGCGATCGCACCGTGCCGTTCTCGGTCATGTCGTCGAACACCACCGCTCCGGCGACATCGTGATCACTCTCCAGCGCGGCGGCGATCAGGTGCCACATCGCAGCGGCGCGCCCGGGCGGCACCCAGGGTTCGCCCTGCTTCGGCAGCACATGCTCAATACGCCGGCGCCGTTCCGCCAGGTCCATGCCGGGCAGGAGGCCGGGATTGCGCAGCCGCCGGTGTTCCAGTCCCGCCGCCGTGCGACACTGCTCCGGCGTGAGGCCGGTTGCCCGCAATGCGGCACTCGACAGCGGACCGTTCGGCGCCGTGTCGAGCATGTTCGAGAGTCGCTCACGCGCGGCGCCGAGATCGGCGGTGGCGTCCAACCAGGGCTGGTTGCGCGCGGTGTAGCATTGCACCGTGCCGAGCGTCGGCCGCAGCCCGTCCAGCGTCAGCACCGCCTTGCCATCCAGGCCGCGCAGCCCGGCCGCCCAGAACCCCTCGTCGAGCACCATCAGGCCGACGGCGCCGATCTCCCGCGGCGCCTCGTGAAACAGCGTGTCGTGCGCAGTGAGGATCACCTGCGCCGCCTCGGCCAGCGGCTTCTGCGCCTGGTAGCCGCACTGCGCGTGCAGCGGGCAGATATGCACGACTCCCTTGCGCGTGACCTTGCAGGCAGTCTGTTCGACGACACGCTCGACCTCCATCGCATCGAACGGCGCGGACGGATCGAGGCACATCAGCCGTTCCGGGTCTGTGGGTGATGGATCGGGGGCGGTGCGGCCCTTCCAGACCATCGCGTCGATACCGAGTCCGTGCAGCGCGCGGCGCTGCTCCTCGGCGAGGTCGTGCCGCGGCACGCCGTAGATCACCTTGCGCCCGCCGAGCGCGTCGCGGCCCAGCAGGTCGGCGATGCCGCGGTGTGCCGCGCTCGACTTGCCGAGGCCGACGGCGACCGGCAGGGCGAGCCGCGGCGGTGCGGGATCAGCGTTGAAATCTAGCGGCATGCGGGCACGTGCGTGGTGCTGTCGTCATCGAGAGTCATGGCAGCGAACCAGGGCGGCGGAGCGAGATCGGCAGCGGCGGCGATGTCATCAATGTTCAGCGTCTCGTTCCTCCAGTGCTGCGCAACGTCAGCCATGAACACAGCGATCCCGGTTTCCAGCGCCAGGCGCGCGACAGGCGGGCTGAGCCGGGCCGGCGGGTAGGTTGGCGCCGGCGGTGGCAGCGGGGCCGCAGTGGCGACGCAGCTGCGGACGGCGCAGAGCCCGCGCTTTGCGGCCAGATCGTTGACGTCGCCGGGCTCCGGCGGAATGGCGATCCAGGCGCCGGTCGCACGGGCCGCTGCAGTGGCCGCTGCCACGCCCGGGTTGTCGATGCGGCCTGGCTTGTCATCGTTGTCGGCGATGATCACCAAGTGCGCTGCAGGGAAGCGTGCATGCACCAGCGGCGCGACAAGTTTCAGGTTGCCCGCGTCCATTGCCGCCACCACCGGCAGGCCGGACGCCTCATGCAGCGTGGCGCCGGTCGCCCAGCCTTCGCAGAACAGGATCGTCGCGGCGCCTTCGAGTTGTCCACCGATCAGAACGAAGTGATCGGCTTTGACGCCGCCGGCCAGGAATCGTTTGGTGCCGTTCTCGTCAATGTCCTGGAATGTGTGGATCGTGCCATCGAGGTCGACCAGCGGCAGGATCAGCCTCCCCCAGCCGTCCATCCGGATGCCGAAGGGCTGCACCCGCTTGCGCTGCAAATAGGCGTGGTCGGGGTCGACGGGATTGGCATGCTCCCAGATCAGTGCCGCCGCGCGGCGCGCGGCCTCACGACGCTCGGTCTCGATATGCGGAGCGGCGTCGTTGGCAGCAACCAGGATGATGGGCTCCACGGCTGCGCCGGCCGGGTGTGCATTGCACCGTGGTTCCCACCGCGGCAGGCCAAGCCAGGCGCGTGCCCAATCGGCGGCGTCGCGCCAGTCGCCGCCATGCACGCGGGCGATCAGTTCGAGCGGTCCGCCACCGCAGCCTGCCTCGTAGTCGAACCAGGTGCCGGCCTTCGGCCCGCTCATCACGGCCGAGAGGCTGCCACGGCGGTTCCAGCGCCACTGCCGTGCCGTGCGGCGCGACGGCTTGCCGAGCAGGTCCAGCAGCAGCGGTTGCCAGTTGCCGATCAGGTCGAGACGCAGCGCGCGCAGGTCGTTGCTCATGACGGGGCGGCCTCCGAAAAGGGGAATTCAGTCTTGTGTGTTGCGGTGGCGCTGGATCGGTGAAGTGGTGTGGGGCCGGGTGGTTCACATGCCGGGGTGCAAGTGTGTCACTTATAGCAAATCGCATTTACCAATCAAGTGTGCAAAGCTTGCGTAGTGGAGAGTATGGTTTGCATTGTGCGAATGGTAGGCGAAAGAAGCTGGGAACTGAAATTCTCTGCTTTGAATGACTGCGCCGGATTTCGCTTTTCTACTCGCTCCTACGCTCGGGACGCCAACGCCCGCCACGACCCTCGGAGCGGTGGGACGTTTCGCCGGGTCGGTGAGTAAGAGGGAGTAGGAGGACCACACATGCCGCTCATGGCCTGCCGAACGCCACCCGACATAGCGACGCGCCGGTTCCCGCACGAGCGCATCGTTGCGATGCTACCGATGGGCATGGAGGTCGCGATCATTGGCGACGCCGTCAACGCCATGCGGCTCCAGAGCCGCGCTGCCGAGGAAGCCGCCCGCCAGACCGCGGACTGCGGAGAGCGTCGCCTCGACTTCCCGCCCACCCAACGCGGTCATGCAAAACCGAAACGTCGGAGAAGGGTATGACCAGGACCAGGAAGACCCCCAGCGCGGCGCCGCCGGCGCCGGCGATCTCTGCCATCGCCGCGGACACCGTGCTGGCCCGTCTCGCCGCGCTGAAGACCGCCGCCACGCCGGACCTGAAGCAGCAATGGCGCGAATTGTTCGGCGCCGAGCCGCCGCCCTACAACCGCCGCTTCCTGGAGAGCCGGCTGGCCTATCGCATCCAGGAACTGGCCTATGGCGGGCTGAAGCCCGAGACGATCGCGCGTCTGGAAGCGCTGGGCGAGCAGGTGGACGGCGGCAACATCACGATCCGCCGCATCCGCCACGACGACAAGCCGATCGCCGGCACGCGGTTGATCCGCGAGTTCCAGGGCGTCGAGCACACCGTCACGGTCCTGCGCGACGGCTACGAGTGGGAAGGCCGGCCCTACAAATCGCTGTCCGCCATCGCGTGCGCGATTACCGGAACACGATGGAATGGCTGGCTGTTCTTCGGGATCAAGAACCAGCGGGGGCAGGCATAATGCGAAAATCCGCCACGCCCGCCGCCGGCGTCATGCCGGCCACGGTGCGCAAGCTGCGCTGCGCGGTCTACACCCGGAAATCCACCGAGGAGGGCCTGGAGAAGGAATTCAACAGCCTCGACGCCCAGCGCGAGTCCTGCGAGGCCTACGTCGCCAGCCAGCGCGCCGAGGGCTGGGTGCTGCTGCGCGACCGTTACGACGATGGCGGCTTCTCCGGCGGCACCCTGGAACGCCCGGCGCTGCGGCGCCTGCTGGCCGATATCGAGGACGGCCAGGTGGACGTGGTGGTCGTCTACAAGATCGATCGGCTGTCGCGCGCGCTCATGGATTTTGCCAAGCTGGTCGAAGTGTTCGACCGCCACGGCGTGACCTTCGTCAGCGTCACCCAGGCGTTCAACACCACGACGTCGATGGGCCGGCTGACGCTGAACATCCTGCTGAGCTTCGCCCAGTTCGAGCGCGAGGTCATTGGCGAGCGCATCCGCGACAAGGTGGCGGCGTCGCGGGCCCGCGGCATGTGGATGGGAGGCCACGTTCCGCTCGGCTATGACGTGCGCGACCGCAAGCTGATGGCGAACGAAACCGAGGCGGCGACGGTGCGCCGCATCTTCGAGGGCTTCGCCGAACTCGGCTCGGCGACCAAGCTGGTGCAGGTCCTGCGGTCCGAGGGCGTCACCACGAAACATGGCCGCCCGTTCACCACCGGCGAAATCTACAGGCTGATCGGCAACCGCATCTACCTGGGCGAGGCGGTCCACAAGGGTGTGTCGCACCCCGGCGAGCATGCCGCCATCGTGCCACTGGCGCTGTGGGATCGCGTCCACGCAGTCCTCCAGGAGAGCCCCCGCGTCCGCGCCAACCGCACGCGTAACCAGACGCCGGCGCTGCTCCGCGGCCTGATCTTCGGCCCGGACGGCCGGGCCATGTCGCCGACGCACACGTGCCAGCGCGGCCGCCAGTATAGGTACTACGTCAGCCAGGCCGTGCTGAAGGGAATGAAGCAGGACTGCCCGATCCGGCGCATCCCGGCCGGCGAGATCGAGGCGGCGGTGGTCGACCAGGTCCGCGCGCTGCTCCGGCAGCCGGAGGTGGTGGTCGGCACTTGGCGCGCCGCCCGGGTGGACGCCGGCGACCTGACCGAGGCAGAGACGCGCGCCGCCCTGGAGCGGTTGGACCCGCTGTGGGACGAGTTGTTCCCCGCCGAACAGGCCCGGATCGTGCAGTCGCTGGTGGAACGGGTGGACATCGGGGTGGACGGCGCCACAATTCGGCTCCGGATGGACGGGTTGGCCGGCTTGGCGCGTGACCTCGGCGGAATCAGCGCCGAGTCGCGGAGGGCGGCATGAACACCATGACCGTCACCGTGCCCCTGACCATCCACCGGCGCGGCGGGCGCAAGGTGATGATCGCGCCGGAGGGCGCCGCCTGGGCACCACCGCGGGCGCGGGTGGACAGCACGCTGGTGAAAGCGCTGGCTCGGGCATTCCGCTGGCGCCGGATGTTGGAGAGTGGGCGGTTCACCTCCTTGAATGAACTCGCCGCCGCCGAGAAGATCAACAGCGCCTACGTGAGCCGAGTGCTGCGGTTGACGCTGCTGGCACCGGGGATCGTCGAAGCAATCCTGGACGGGAAGCAGGCGCCGGAACTATCGCTGCCCTATCTGCTAAAGCAGTTGCCGGCCGAGTGGGCAAAGCATCTCATAATCCTCAATCGTCCTTCGACATGACGTAGGAGTGATAGCTGCACAAATTCTCAGATCCATAGCGATAGTCATCGATGCTGAGAGACGCGCCGCAAATCGCGCACTCCATGTCGGCAATGCTAAAACCGCAACTCACGCATCTATTCTCCCTAGTAAGATACGTTTCGCCAGCGCACTCGGGACACTCGTCTACCAGTGGCCCATCTCCCTCCTTTGCTGCTTCGTGCTCGTCAGGCCCAAGCAGATCGGCAAGTGCAGACCCGAAGACCTTCTCTCTCTCCGATTCCGCGCCGCACTTGGAGCAGAAAAAATGAACATTATCGTAACATGTTGCTGCGGCATTTTCATTGCGGATCAGTGCAGATGAGCATGCTGTGCATCGGAACTTACTCACGGCCGCTGCGAGGGCATCGCTCTGCCAGTCGATATCGGCGAGGCTTGCACGGCATGCCTCAATCTCTTCTTTGTAGACGCGCTCCTCGTTTAGTAGCGAATTCCAAGCGGCATCGCCCAACAAGGCGCCCGGGTCTTCATTCAGTTCCTGCACGATCACGGCGCGGATGATCGGCATTGCGTCGGCAATCGCTTCCTGGATCAATGAGGCCTTGCCGCGCGCGTGGTGGTGCTCGATCTCGTTGCGGATTTCGCCGAACCGCCTCAGTGTCGACAGGTCAACCCTGATCTGAAGCTGCTTGAAGCGTTCCTCGATATCGTGCCGGTCAATCGTCTTATTGCCTTCGCCCATCAGAACAACTGTGGCGTTCGGCTGCCTGACCGCCCGCATCCTCGTCCGGATCAGCACGTCGTTGGAACCAGCGGGGGACAGGCGCCGCAAGACCTCCTTGCAGAGAAGCAAGACGCCGGCATATAGATTCCTGGCGGCGGAGATCGTTCGTCTGTCGTCGGCGTTTTCGTAGTCTTCAAGGCCGAGTTGGATTGAAATAACTGCATTGTCGAGAAGACTGTTCACGCAGCCCCCATATTACAAAAGGCCAGCAGCCCGGTCGGAAGTTCGGTCAGTCTGGTTAGTTGCAGGTCATCCTCCTATGACCGCCCGCGCCGATTTGCGAAGTCAACCGCCACGACTTCTCCAGCAGAGACGGAACCTGCCGGCTGTCGCTCCCCCGTCGGCGTGAGACGCACGACCTCGCCGGTGGCGAACCAGTCGGGGTCGAGCCCGACAAGCGTTGCCACGTCGCGGCCCGGAATCGTGAAATCGCTCGCCAGTAGGTCAGCCTTCGACCGCGTACCCGTATCCACGATGAGAGCAAGCGCCTTCGCCAGCAGACGCGGTTGCGCGACTGGAACGGCGCGGTCCAGCGGCTCCTCTCGGTTCCAGCCCTTGGCACTGTAGTATTTGTACAACTGCACCATCTCGTCCTGGGCGATCAGGTCAAGATCGCGGCAGCGCCGGATCATCGCCTTCACCGAGACGCGCCATCGGTCCTTCAGCATCAGCAGACCGCTCAGGGTGGGTGAGCGCGCCGCCAGAGCGAAGCTCTCCGCGGGCATCAGGAAGGCGCTGGCCAGGCGGAAGGCCTGCCCTTCGATCACTTCAAAGTCCTGGCGGAGCTGAGTCTCGGTGACCCGCCTGTGCAGGACTGCGTGCCCCATCTCGTGTGCCGCGTCCATCTGACGTCGGAAGAAGGACATCTTGTCCTCGGCAAGCAGCAGATAGGGGCGCCCGTCGACGGCGGACCAGTTGCAGAGGCCGTCGAGGGCAGTGGTGCCCATTTCGTCCCGCCCCGCAACGAAACCAGCCCGCTCCACAACTTCAACCACGTCGCTGATCGGCTGGTTGCCGAGGCGCCAATGCGCGCGAAGATCATCTGCGATGCCCTCGATGTCCTCATCGCGCAACTGGCGATAGTCGAGACCCGAGAGGCCCGCCGGCAGGTTCAACGGCGGAAGGCTCACGTAGTGTTGGATGACCTGCGCGGCCTCTTGCAGCCACCGCAGGCGGGCGCGCTGCCGAGCGAGGTCCCGCTTACGCGCGCTGGCCAAAGACCGGAGGAAGACCGGTGCGTCCCCGTGCTCAAAGTGCGGCCGGAAGAAATAGCTTGGCCGCACGTTCAGGGCTCGCGCGATCTCCAGAATTTTCTCGGCGGCGGGAAGGGTGGCTCCCGCCTCCCAGCGCGATACCGCGCTCGTGTCGACGCCAACAAGTGATGCAAGCGACGTCAGAGTGGGAATCCCTCTGGCGTCGCGCGCCTCGCGGAGGCGCGTCGCAATGAACCTGATCGTGCCCTCCCGCATCGTACTCCACCAGTGCAAGAATAAGGGCGACGCTTCCTACTTCACGCAAATCTACGAAGCAAGCCCTTTTGCCCTACGTCTAGCCGCTCTTATCCTCTGCGCGCGACCGTTCCCCTGCCACCCCGTGCTCACCGCCCTCGAACGGGGCCACGCCTGGCCGAAGCGCAATGCCCATATCGCCTCCCTTCGGCGCCGGGCCAAGTGCCATAACGCCTGTGCCCTCTGCCTCGCGGTAGCCGGCGAGAAAGGCGTCTGCGTCCTGGTAGAGTGAGAAGCCACTGAAGTCTGACATGAGGACCGCGATGTCGATACCATCGTAGGCCCCGATATCCGCGGGGTCGCGGCGCGTCAGCAGCAGGACGAAGCAGTGCTCCGTGCCGCGCGACAA